ATCGATCGAGTTGAACATACCGCCTGATTTATCAGCCAGACCGCCCTGGGTAATGGTACCGCCGCTGCCGCCCTGCATGATCATCGGGCCGGAGCCAGAGACTGCAGACGTCACCACGTCGGAGCCGACTGGGTCGCTGCCTGTCGGGGCATACCCGCTACGCTGAGGATAAAATACCATCATGGCAATCAGGAACAGAAGAATCAGAATCGCCAGACCTTTGCCGTCCATGTTATAATAGTATACGACTTTTTTTTTCAGTCCAGGTAATCCGCCGGGTCGTCCTCCTCGCCTTCTGGCTCTGGCTCGTCGGCAAACTGGAACTCGACTGGGTACCCCTTCGTCTTTGGCTTTGGCGCCGGGCGCTGACGAACCTGGACGACGCGCCAGATGGGACCGAAGGAGCGCTTGAGGAACCAGAGACCAGCCAGCTCAAACAGGAAATCACACGGTCCTGAAATCTGATCAATGGGATTCTTCTGAGCGTCAAAGAACGTCGTCACCACCTGTCCCTTGACGGAAGCCAGTGATGCCAAGAGATCGCCGTCGGCAGACAGGCTCGCCTGGTACGCGGAACGAATCGTCTCGGTCGAAACATCCTTGCCGAACCACTCGAGCTTGCTCACCTCCGCCTGACTCAGGAGCTCGTTATCAATAGACTCAAACAAAGTTTTTGAGGGGATGCGGAGATTCACCTGACGAGTCTCCTTGGTCAGTGGTGTATCGACCACGACATTGTTCACCTGGTGGAACACGCGAGCGTCACCCTTTGCTGAAACCTTCAGAAAGTAACGGCCGTCTGGAATCTTCACGGGGGTTCCGTACTCCATGGTACTGCTCAAAAAACAAACCTAAGCTCTAAGTAGATATGAATCCAGCGGCGACGTGCCCAGCTGGATACTTTCCCATTCCAGGTGATTCTTCCAACTGTGCCACGTCGACGAGTTCAACCGTCGTCTCCAAAACGTGTCCGACTGGGTATACGCTTCAGGCCAACGGGCTCTGCGGAACAGGAAACACGTACGTGACGACGGGTCCCACGTACTGTGGCCCACAATACACGGGGAAGAATTGTAAACAGATGGCACAGGTGACACCTGGTGTAACACCCGCCACCGGAACGGAATCGGGTCCGAATATGATTTGTGCATTCCAGGAGGGCGATGCACAGTATCCATGTGATCCTGGGTGTTGTACTGTTCCGACCGAAGACGGAACTACGAATGGCGGTGGCGACGGAAAGTCGGGAGGCGGTGACGGAACGATGACGAATTGGTTTCCAATTTGGGCGATAATCCTGTTGATATGTGTCGGGACTGTCCTAATGGCTCTGTTTATTGCATTCTCTGTCAAAAAAATGTCCAAGAATAAGTAGAGATGGAAGTTGATTACTCCACGGCGTACAAATTCGTAAAGGATACGCCGGTGTACGGTGGGTTCATGGTATGGCATCTGATTATGTTCATGGTCCTCGGGCCCATGTTGACATGGCCGATGCTCGTCCTTCTCTTGCTCGTGTTCGGTACTCAGACCGCGAAACTAGTTAAAGACGTGAAGGGCTCAACAAGTAGCAATGGCTGACACTACAATCACTCTGCAGACTATCTTCGATGAGATCAAGCTCCTTCGCAAGGATCTTCGCAAGGTGAAGAACCTGATCGAGGACCCGCAGGGCGAGAAGGCCAAGGCTCGTTCGACCAGCAACGGGTTCAACAAGCCCCTGGACATTTCCGAGGAGCTGCGTAAGTTTCTGAAGCTGGCTGCCGGTGAGCAGATTTCCCGCTCCCAGGTGACCAAGAAGGTGAACGAGTACGTGACGGAGAAGGGCCTGAAGCAGGGTCAGAACATCAACCTGGACGCCGCCCTGAAGGCGATCCTGGACCCCCCTGCCGACGTGCAGGTGACGTTCCTGAACATCCAGAAGTACATCAACAAGCACTACATCAAGGCGGAGAAGCCCGTGAAGGAGAAGGCGACCCCGGCGGCGGCCGCTGCGTCTGCCGAGGCGCCGAAGCCCGCAGCGGCGAAGCGTCCCACCGTGAAGAAGGCTTGAAACAGCTGGCTTTGCCAACTGGATCTATTTTTTTTCCAAGGTCTAATGTAATATGAGTAAGCTTATGATTGTGTTCTTCATTCTGATTGCGCTCTTTTTCGTGTTTCAGGTTGTTAAAAAACCTACAGGAAAACCGATGGATGACGAGCTAGGTACTGGCCCCGGGTACATCCCGGCGTTCCAGGGGCATCCCCAGATTGGTGTGAGGACTTAAGGTGTTGCATGCAACACCGCCGGCCGGGACACGGAGGAACGAAGTTCCCCCGGGGACTTAAAAACAAAAAGTGAACGTAGTGTAATGGAAACCGTTGAAGCGCCAGAGCTCGTCGATGCCCCAAACATCGACCGCGTGGCGCTTGAACGCCTCGTAGGGACGAAAATTAACGATATCAAAATGTACCGCAGGTCTTTCACGCATAAATCAGCCCTCAAAAAGTACAAGGGTCTTGAAGGCTCGTACGAGACGCTGGAATTTATGGGTGATTCCGTTCTTGGATTTATCATCACACGGTTTCTTTTTGAAAAGTTTCCAGAGGAGCAGGAGGGGTTTTTGACCAAGGCCCGGACCAAATTGGTCCGCGGTAAAACGCTGTGTGAAATTTCAAAGCGACTCGGACTTGACAAGTGGATCCTGATGGATGACAAGGGGATGCGTAACGGCTGGAACACCAACGAGAATATCCTCGAGGATGTTTTCGAGGCGCTCGTCGGTGCCATTTACCTGGACATTGGGATGATTCACGCCAAGTCGTTTGTGTTTGCGGCGTTCGAACACGTCGATATGAACCTCACGGATGACAACTACAAAGACCAGCTCATGCGGTGGTGTCAAGCGAATAAGGTGCCGTTGCCCGATTATCAGGTCCGTGGACAATACAACGGCACGTTTCACATCGAAGTTGTCGTCGACGGCATCCCGTACGGTTCTGGTTTTGCAACGACAAAAAAGCAGGCGGAACAATTTGCGGCCCAGATTGCACTTAAGACGACGGAACGATTTAAGAAGTAGATATGTGTGATGAATGTAATGGATCAAAACGTATACGCAAAGAATGTAGAGCGTGCAATCTAGGTGTTTTCGGTAGTTGTGATTGTGAATATTCTCAATGTACAAAGTGTTTAATTCATCCAAGAGTCAAAGAACTATTGGCACAATCATACGCCGACCAGCGCAGTCAGGAGTGGCTCGATCTCCGTGGGAATCTGCTGACGGCGAGCGATGCGGCGACGGCCATCGGGCTCAATCCGTACGAAAAGCCCGAAGGACTTTTGGCGAAAAAGTGCGGCGCGGCGCGCCCGTGGGCCGGTAACGAAGCGACGGCGCACGGAACACGCCTCGAGCCCATGGTCCGTGATTTGTACGACATGCGCCATGGTCAAATTTCACACGAGATTGGTCTCGTGCAACATCCTGTACACAAATTTCTCGGCGGAAGTCCCGACGGCATCACGGAATCGGGTCGACTCCTCGAGATCAAGTGCCCTCTGAGTCGGAAGATTAAACCCGAAGTCCCGGGGTACTACCTGCCTCAGATTCAGCTGCTCCTCGAGATTATGGACCTCGAGGTGTGTGATTTCGTTCAGTACAAACAAGGCCCTCCCGAGGAGTTTGTCGTCGTCGAGGTTCCACGTGACCGTGAGTGGTTTGCCAAGTACCTCCCGGTCATGAAGGAATTTTGGGACCGCGTAATCGCCATGCGCAAGAAGGGTATCTGTGACGTGGAAATCGACGAGATTACAATCGAGACGGTTCCGGTCGAGGAGTGTCAGGTTGAGCTAATTTAGCTGACAGAAGCACGTCCGAATACAGTCGGCGTAAGCATATTTGATACTTTTGACCCCCTGGTATCCGTGAAGGGTTGCAAGCAGCCCATCACGAATGTCACGCGCCTGTTGTCTCTCTTTATTCGCAATGGCGATGATTGTACCCTGCATCTCGGGACTGAGTGTGTCCCATGCCTTTTCAGCCTCGAGCCACGCCGCTCCAGGGTCATCATCAGGCGACTTGCTGTCCTGGATCCAATGGATCATGTAATTGTACGTGGCTCTGCTGAGCGATTCACGTTCGAAGACGTACTCGACTTCACCGTCACGTAGGATTGCGAGTTCACCGTCGATGATCGTAAATTCGTTCATGGTATAAAAAAACCTGACATTTTTAAAATAAGAATGAAGCACCTCATCGGACGTGTCTC